GGCCGACTCGGTCAAGAGCGGCATCCTCTCCTCGGCGAACATCACCAAGGGTGCGGGCGAGGGCCCGGTCACCGTGTCGTCGATCATGGGCGGGCTGACGCAGTCCCGGGACAAGGCGACCGCGTTCTCGTCGGCGCTGTCGCAGCTGAAGAAGAAGGGCCTGTCGTCGTCGCTGATTCAGCAGATCGCGGAGGCCGGCATCGAGGGCGGCGGCCTGGAGACCGCGGGCGCGCTGCTGGGGGCGTCGGGCTCGGAGATCAAGTCGATCAACAGTCTGCAGGGGCAGATCAACAAGGCGGCGGGGTCCGCGGGGAAGACGACCGCTGACTCCGTGTACGGGGCGGCGATCAAGGCGCAGACGGCGCAGGTGAACAAGCTGACGCACTCGCAGGACAGCCTCCGCAAATCCATGGACAAGCTGGCGAAGTCGATGGAGAAGCTGGTCGAGAAGGCATTCAAGGGCAAGGCGGCCGGCGGGATCGTCGGCGCGGCCGCATCCGGCGGCCTGCGCTCGAATCTCACGTGGGTGGGCGAGCAGGGACCTGAGCTGCTGGATCTTCCGGCCGGGTCGCGGGTGTGGTCGCATCCGGATTCCCAGCGGAAGTTGGCGGCTGCTCAGGCGCCGTGGGCGTCGATGCTCAACAGCCCGCGTCGAGGGGGCGCCGGCACCGGAGCGGCAGTTGCCTCTCAGGAGGTCCGTGTGGTGCTGGAACTGAGGGCTGGTGACAGCAGCCGGGCCACCGAGTCGCTGCTCCGCGAGCTTCGGAGCGCGATCAACAACCGTGGCGGTAATGCCCAAGTCGTTCTGACCGGGCACAAGTAGAGGAGAACGAGTTGCCCTACATCACCTGGAACGGGCCAGCCCCGACCGCCGCCGCACTCGCGTCGGCGAACACCGGCACCACCATCAAGACCATGCTCCAACTCGCCACCCCCGCAAGCCGGATGATCCAGCTGCTGGAGTGGGGATGGAGCAGCGACGACCCGCCGGGCGCGGACGGTGTGATCGAGCTGCTGCAGACCGACGTTGCGGCGACGGTGACCGCGCACGTCGCCTCCGGTGTGGCCAACCTGGACCCGAACGGGACCGCGTCGCTTCTCACCCTGAGCACGACCGGAACCGGCTACACGGCGAGCGCCGAGGGCACCGTTACGGCGACGCGGCCCTTCGACGCTGTGGGCCTCAGTTCCGTGTCCGGTGAGTCGTCCCTGTCCTACGTCCGGCAGTGGATGCCGGACGCCCGCCCGATCATCCCGGTGTCGAAGTTTCTGCGGGTGCGGGCGACGACACCGACCACCGGGATCGACCTGCGCTGCTACATCGTGTTCAACGAGGTGGGCTGACCCGTGGCCCCTGGACTCGCCCCTCAGCTCGCGGCATTCAAGCGCCGCCTGTTCAACGTGCCCGCGCCCGCGCGCAGCTCCGGGGAGGCGTCCAACGGCCAGCCAGTCCAGGTCGAGATCTACATCAACGGCGCCTGGATCGACATCACCCCGTACGTGATGGTCAGAGACGACCAGGGCCGGATCAGCATCACCTACGGGATCCGCGACGAGGGCTCCCAGACCGAGCAGTCCACCAACACGCTCCCGCTGAAAAACGTGGACGGCCGGTTCACCCGCCGTAACCCGACCGGCCCGTACTACGGCAGCTTGGGGCGTAACACCCCGTGCCGGATCAGCGTGCCAGACGGCAACGGCGGCAAGTCGTACCGGCAGCAGTCCGAAATCTCCAAGTGGCCCAAGAGCTGGGACCCGACCGGCAGCGACGTGTGGGTCGATGTCTCCGCGACCGGCCTCCTCCAGCGCCTTTCGCAGGGGCCGCCGCCGGACCGGTCGGTCATCTACAACGCGATCACCAACCCGCTCGCTACGTCGGTGGTGGCGTACTGGCCGATGGAGGACGCGACCGGGTCGATTCAGCTGGCGTCGGCGCTCACCTCCGGCTCGCCGATGACGTGGTCGGGGACGCCTGCGCTCGCATCGTATGAGGGGGTCAGCTCGTCTGATCCGCTACCTGACCTGACCAGCGGGGCCCTGTCCGGCGGGGTGACCCGCTACGACGATCCGGTGGCCACGCAGGTCCGGTTCCTGGCGTACATCCCGAAGGCCGGCCTGTCGGACGGCAAGGTGCTGTGCGCCATCGACCAGCTCGACTACTCGGCCGGGTCGGCGCAGATCTTCGAGCTGTACTACTCGACCACCGACGCCTCCAACAGCCTGGTCCTGCACACCCTCGCCTCCGACGGCACCGTCCTGGGGGCCGTCCTGCCACACACCCTCGACGTCCGCGGGCGTCTCCTGTACGTCAGCGTGGAGCTGCAGGAGTCGGGGACCGGCATCACACGGCAGATCCAGCTGAAAGACGTCACCACCTCGACCGTCTACACCGTCTCCGACACCGAGAACCTCACCCAGCTCACCCGTGCGACGAAGATCGGATTCGGGGTCGCTTCGCGGGCCGTGTCCGGGCCTGCCGGGACAGCGAACCTCCCCGGGGTGGCGGTCGGCCACTGCACGGTCGAAACCCAGATCACGCCGATCGACGCCCTCGGCGTCCGCCTCAACCCCATCGGCGAAACCGCAGGCCGCCGCATCCAACGCCTGTGCGGCGAACAAGGCATTCCCTTCGAGTGGGTCGGCGACCTCGACGACACCGTCCCCCTCGGCGCCCAGACCCGCCAAAACCTCCTCAACCTGGTCCAAGAGTGCGTCCTCGCGGACGACGGCATCCTCTACGAGACCCGCGACGTCCTCGGCCTCGGCTACCGCACCCGCGCGAGCCTGTACAACCAGGACCCCACCGTCGTCCTCGACTACACCGCCTACAACCTCAGCGACATCCCCACCCCCGTCGAAGACGACCGCTACCTCGCCAACAAGGTCGTCATCTCCGTGGCCGGTGTCACCGCCGCCTACGAACAGACAGACGGCCCCCTGTCGACCGCACCCCCGCCGGCCGGGGTCGGCGAGTACGGGCCGAACAAGGATTCCGCGCTGGAGTTGAACCTCTCGGCGAACGACAGCAGCACCCTGCTGAACCAGGCTGCATGGAGGGTGCACACGGGGACGGTCGATGAGGACCGCTTCCCGCAGATCTCAGTGAACCTCGCCCACCAGTCGTTCGTCGCCAATCCGGCGATGCGGCGCGCGGTCCTCAGCCTGCGCATGGGCGACCGTGTCCAGATCGTCCACCCGCCGCTGTGGGTGGGCCCGGACACCATCGACCAGCTCGTCCTGGGCATCGAGGAGTCCATCACCCACTTCGAGCACCGGATCACGCTCACCTGCGCTCCGGCGTCACCGTATTCGGGGATCGGCTACCTCGACACGAACAGCCCCCGCATGGACACCGCGGGCAGCCAGCTCGCGGCGGACGCCACCTCGACCGCGACGAGCCTGACCGTGGCGACCACCTCGGGCCCGGTGTGGGTGCAGTACGGGCAGCTGAACGCCAACAGGAACTTCGAGACGGACCTGTCGAACTGGAGTGGCAGCGGCGCGACGATCGCCCGCGTCCCCACTCCGGCCGGGGCCCCGTTCACGGGCCTGTGGTCGATGCAGATCACCCCGGACGGGGCCGCCACCTTCCCGAACGCCGGGTCGGAGCAGATCCCCGTCACGGTCGGACAGCAATACACGCTGCAGGGCTGGCTGTACTGCGCCACGTCCCGGGCCGTCGATTTGAACATCAACTGGTTCGACGGCACGCACGCCTATCTGTCGACGTCGGGCTCCGAGCAGACCGTCACCGCGAACACCTGGACGTGGTTCCAGCAGACCGCGACCGCACCCGCCAGCGCGGTCTACGCCAACCTCGCACCGACCGTCCCGACAACGCCACCGTCCACGGACGTCCTGACCGTCGACGAGATCCTCTTCTACCCGGCCGGGGAGACACCGCTACCCGACGAGTTCCCCTTCGACATCAAGGTCGGCGGCGAAACCATGACCGTCACCAAGATCACAGGTAGCAGCTCGCCGCAAACGTTCACCGTCACCCGCTCCGCGAACGGCGTCGTCAAAGCCCAAACCACGGGCACCGCCGTCGAGCTCGCCCACCCGTACTACATCGCCCTGTAAGGAGGTGCCCTCTTGGCCGAGACCTACCCGCCCCTGTTCGCAGGACTGCGGTGGACCGCCACCCTTGCCCAGAGCATGTTGCCCGTCTACGCCCGCAAAACGGCAGACACCAGCCGGGCCGCGACGACTACGACGACCGCGGACCCGCACCTGCAGTTCACGGTGGCCGCGAACGCGGTGTACCAGATGGAGGGCTGGATCAAGTACGACGGTCCGGCCGCCGCGGACCTCAACTTGGACTGGTCGGCGCCCGCCGGCAGCTTGGGTGAGTGGTTCGGCTTCGGCACCGGCCACAGCCCCGTGATCACCTTCAGCACCAGCGGCACAGCCCAGCTGGACACGCAGGGCGGGCGCGGCTATTCGATCCGTACGGAGACCAACGACATCACTTCCGCGCGGTCGTTCGGCTGTCTGGGGACGGGGATTATCCCGCTGACGGTGACGGT